GGAACCTAAAACACATCAAGACCGCAGAAGCAAAAGATGGCTGGATTTCCTGGCCACACAAAAGAGATCGCTAAATGAATAACGAGATCCATACATACTTAGATGAATCCCGTGACTATCTTAGGGGAGTTGCCTTGTACGAAAGGTTTGGTCAGAGTCAGAGCCTTAAAAGAATATTGCGAATGGGTGGTGACACATCTGCAAATATTGAAACACTTATATATGAACTTAGCAAGATCGCCTCCGTTCCCGTTCAACCCATTTCCCCTTCACCGTTTAAAAAAGTAATTCAACCCCCTCCGTTAGTTCAAAAAGTAGATGTGCCAGTCAGAAGGGAAAATACACCACAAGCGAATGACTGCCGCCAAGAGATCATTTCTCGCCTGAAGGTTAGAGATCACCTTCACGCCTCTTTGTCGGTAGATCCCTCCAAAGAATCTCGATGCAAGTCAGCCTTGCAGATACTTGACCTTACTGATCAAATTCAGCAAGGATATGATCGCCTGGAACATTTCAATACACATGGTATTCTGCCACCGGTTAAAACCAAGGAACCTAAATTGAATCCGGATGATCTTTCACCGCTAAAGTTGTTTCAAAGACAAAAAACCCTCAGAACCTATATTTCACGGTATGAACGGCTAGTAAATTCAGCGAAAACACTGAAAACAAGAGCCAAGAATCAGGAACTGCTGGATAGATATACGCTTGAGTTAGATTTTGTAAATAAAAAACTCGATGGCATTATTTAAACTAAAACCAGCAACCAAAAAGGTCACTCTCTCTCCGAAAAGCAGTGCTGCCAAGACTCAGGGGATCAATTCATCATTCATCGGCAAGAGTAATCAAAAGATCTCAGAGATAATTGGAGAGATCAAGCAAGGTGGATCTAGTCACTACGCTTCGCTTGGTGACTGGTCCACCCATGACCTTTTATTCTATCTGCTCAATATCACAGGGGCCGCCAATGTTTACTTTAGTACCTGGGCGATATCAGAATTCGCAATTCGTCAACTTTTTTCCTTCATTGAATCCGGTCTTATTCTCGAACTCAAAGGAATCTTTGATTATCGAAATGGAATTCATAAGACCGCCGAAATAGAATTCCTTCGCAATATCACAACAGAAATCAAAGCAGCCAAATGCCACGCCAAGGTTTGCGTAATAGAAAATGATGCCTGGGGGATCGCTATCGTGGGGAGTGCCAACTTCACTCGCAACCCACGGATTGAAGCCGGTGTCATTTGTGCTGAAAAACAGATTGCAGCTTTTCATAAAGGCTGGATCCTTAATGAATTGAATAACACATCCGACTTTGAAAAAATTGACAGAAGTAGAGCTGAAAAGTCTTGAGGAATTCTCTGCCCTCATGTTTACAGTTGAAGAAATCGCCTTGATACTCGAATTAGATTATCAAGAACTCTCCGATGCAGTCCGGGATCATGACTCAGAGCTATTCAAAGCTTTCAAAAAGGGAAGACTTGAAAGAGAAGCCCAGGTTAGAACATCCATTTTTACTTTGGCTGCAAATGGATCTTCTCCGGCTCAATTGTCTGCCATAAAGTTAATTGAGAATGCCAAAATGGATGATTTATGAAAAAGATCTCAAACTATTCCCTGCCACAAGATTCACTTTCATCTCGAATCAAGAGTTACTACCTTGAGAGTACAGAATTGACCAAAAGAGATGAAAAGGTTCGCCTGCGTTGGTCCGCTGCCTTCACCTACCAACTAGAAACCAAGGGGAGTGACGGTGATTGCGCTGAAATGTTAGTCAAAGAATTTGGTATCTCAAAACATCAAGGCTATAAAGATTGTGTCAATGCTAAAAACCTTTTTGGAGATGTTCGCAAAGCCGACAAAGAAGCGCTTCGATACATGGTTACTCAATGGTCTACCGAATTGTTGAAGATGGCTCAGATTAAAAAGGATTTCAGAGGGATGGAAAAAGCATTGGAACGAATCACTAAAGCAAACAACCTGGATAAAGAAGATCAAGACCTTCCGGATCCCGGTAAAGTACATCCTCCGGTTCAACTTCTCCAACTCTCGTTCAACTTCGTTAAAAGTGAATTCTTCCATCTAATAGATCAAAAAGCACAGGATGAAATCCTCAAAGTTGTCGCCCGGGTCGAAGCTATCATTGAGAAATCGACTGTAAAAGATTACCTCGATATATACGCCGCACCTGATGATCATAAACAATTAATAGATGGAAGTTAAACAGGCTCCCTACTATAATTATCCTCAATTTGCTTTGAAGTTTTCTACCAAGCTTCACAAAATGTTTATCGGTGGTAGGGGAGTAGGAAAGACCACCATTATTGCTGATGAAATCATTCAATATATGGCGAATATGCCTAGAGGGAAAATCTCTTTGAATGGTCTTACATACTTTCACATTCGCACAAAATCCCTACCCCCTATAATTGATCACATGGAACGCCGTGGATTGTACCGGGGAATTCATTATTTCATTGGTCACAAGGCTCCCAAAAAGTTCAGATGGGATGAACCCTTTCAACCCCCTTTGGACTATACAAACTGCATCCATTTTATGAATGGATTCGTGGTCGAATTTAACTCGTTTGACCGCCCTGAGATGGCAAGATCCGGCTCGTATGATGGAATGATCTTTGATGAAACAACCAAATTAAAGAAAACGGCTATTGATAGTGATGTCCTTCCGGCCAACCGTGGGAATAATGATCGCTTCGGTCACCTTCGCTTCCATCATGGCACCCTATTTCTTGGATCTCAACCACTAACACCTGAGGGTGATTGGGTTTTTGATTATGAGAAACTAATGGAACAATATCCGAATGAATACTTTTTCATGGAGGCATCAGCCAGATATAATCTCGCCATCCTTGGTGAAAGATATTTTCGGGATCTTAAACGGGTTCTCCCTTCAATAGTCTATGACCTTGAAGTTGAAAACAAACGCCGCAAGACAAATGTCGATGGATTCTATCCCCTGCTTTGCGGCACAAAACATGGCTATTCCGATTCCTATGACTACTCGTATGGGGATCAATTGGATGATCCTGGATCTTGCCCCTCCATTGATTGCCGCCTGGATAAAGATTGTGTCGGTTCAAATCCTCTATATATATCCTTCGATTTCGGTTCTACTCAGAACTGTATCATTGTTTCACAATGGCACAAGTCAGTCAATGAATTCCCTATCATAAAGAACTTCTATGTTGAGAATGAATCTCTCAAGGTTGTTATCAAACAGTTCATTGACTACTATGAGCCACATTCTCATAAATCTGTATTCGTGTACGGGGGATCAGATGGCAATCGTAAAAACGATGCTGCCAGCCGTGATACCTACTTCGATGATGTCAAACGTCAGCTATCTCAGGCAGGATGGGATGTACACCTAAGAGCAGAACTGTATGAGATTCCTCATTCCGATAAGTTTATCTTTTGGAATAAGATGTTATCCGGTGACTTCCCTAATTGTCCTGCCTTCCAGATTAATATGAATAACGCCATGGAAACATTCGTGAGCATGAACAATGCTCCCGTTCACCCCCAGGAGTTCAAGAAGGATAAGTCCTCAGAGAAGAAGAAGGATCAGCCTAGATGGAAAGCTACTGACCTTTCTGATGCCGTTGATAATCTATACTACTGGATCCTCTCCCCAATGGTCGGGGATCTTGCACCCTCCAATGATATGATGATCCTACGCTAACAGGGTAGGGGAGCAGCGTTTCCCATGTCAAAAAACGCCAAAATATCAATATATATTCATTTCATATATCCATAGGCTGAAATAGGTATGCAATTTCATTTTTCGACAGGGCGGGGCGTGATCTTCGATGATTCTGATACTAATTTTATGGGCAAAAATTGCCTTAAAATTGTGTATCAGAACGTGCTACCCTTTTTTTTATGAGAAAATCATCAAAAATCGGTTCTTTTTTGGAGCGCCAAAAAAGAAGCAAAAAAACGCTAAGGGTTTAAGCAGGCGAACTTCTGTTTCTCCATACGGCTGAGAAAAAGAAGCAAAAAGAAGCATCTGCTTCGCTTCCGTTTCAGGGAACTTTTTAGAAGTAAATAAAAAGTACCAAAAAGCCAACGCACTACTCTCTCTCGAATTCTTTCAAGTTACCTATATGGAATAAAATGGCAGGAAAGCCGGTTCCCGACTGCTGGATCCTGCCACATTGGAACAGTCAAGGGATTCCATTCACCCACCAGGTTCATTCCATTGTAAATTCACTTTTAAGTGAAAGTGACCCTTATCCTTGACTTGATCCAATCCATCCGGTGACGGGAGATCCCTGCCGGATCTCCCTTTCATTTTGATTCTCATATTCGAGATAGATAGTCTATCTCATTAACCGGGTGAGCCTGATACCCATATAAGACCGCAAGGCAGCGGCACTATATTATGAATCAAGTTATTTTAATTGGTTTCATCGGAACAGATCCTAAATCAACCACTTTTGAATCAAAGAAAGTTAAAACAACTTTCCCAATGGCAACATCCGAGAAGTTTGGTGATAATACCGTCACTTCATGGCATAATGTTGTCTGCTGGAACGGTCTTGCTAAGATTGCTGCTGATTACTTGAAAAAAGGTTCCCAGGTCGCAATCACCGGAAGGATCTCTTATCGTACCTATGAAAAAGATGGTACTAAGAAGTATATCACCGAGATCCTAGCCAATCAGATGCAAATGCTGGATCGCAAACCTAATACCGAAAGTGCTAATACACCGGAAGGAGATGACCAACCGTTCTAACTTTCGTTATCCGGAATTTCAGGAGGGCAGCCTAGCGGCTGCCCTCTTTTTTTATGATCGCTGTTGCAATCCTTCTTTTTCTCCTATGATCGCCCTGAGAAAAAGAAGCAAAAAGAAGCATCTGTTTCACTTCCGATGGGGGAACTTTTTAGGAGTAAGTAAAAAGTACCAAAAAGCCTACGCACCTCTCTCTCGAATCTCATCAAGTTACCTATATGGTAAACATGGCAGGAAAGCCGGTTCCCGGCGCTGGATCCTGCCATGATTGGAACAGTCAAGGAATTCCATTCACCCACCAGGTTCATTCCATTAATAAATTCAGTTTGAATACAAACTGACCTTTACCCTTGACTTGATCCAATCCATCCGGTGTCGTGAGATCCCTGCCGGATCTCCCTTCTTAATCTCTCCCTCAAATTCGAGAGGAGAATCCTTTCGATCAACAGAGCCATCACCGGCTCATTAAGCAATCGCCTTATGAAAAACTTATTGACTTCCGTAGTTTCTGAAGTAAAACTATCGTATGTGAACCGTGTACCAGCTTCACAACGTCAACAAATTCGCAGATCATGTGATGCTGCTGATCTTTGTCGCTTAATTTGGGATGATAACATTGATCATGTTGAATCATTCCATGTTCTGCTTATCAATCGTGCCAATAAAGTGCTTGGCTCAAAACTCATTTCTCAAGGAGGGATCTCAGCAACAGTTGTCGATCCTAAAATCATTTTCCAAGCTGCTTTACTTGCAAATGCAAGTAATATCATTTTAGCTCACAACCATCCTTCAGGCAACACAAAGCCTTCGGAGAGTGATATAAGAATCACTAGCAAAGTGGTTGAAGCTGGTAAATTCCTTGAACTACAATGCTTGGATCATGTAATCCTAACCTCAGATTCATACTTCTCTTTCAGTGATGAAGGAATGATATAAACAATAATTTTTAACAGGGTGTGCCAGTTACCCTATACAAGTCCTAAAGGCATAGGCATTACATTATGAAAATGAATGATATTTATTCAGCTGTCACGGAAAAAATTATCGCCAACCTTGAAACTGCCGGTTCATGGGAGAAACTTTGGCAAGTTCCTTCCCCGGTAAACATCACCGGGCGTTTCTACAATGGTATCAACACTCTGATCCTGGCATCTTCTCCTTATACATCAAGGGTATTCGCCACCTACAAACAAATAAGACAAAACGGTGGACAAATCCGTAAAAGTGAAAAAGGCACTACCGTTGTTTTTTGGAAGATCTCAGTTAAAGAAGATCCTGACACCTTAGAGAAAAAGAAATTCTTTTTCCTTCGCTATTACAAGGTTTTTAATAGTGAACAGGCTGATTTTGCCGATCTAGGCAACCAAAAGATTGCTGAACTCAATAATATGGCTGCCAAACAAATGAATGACCGTCAAACTGCTGCAGAAGATATTATTAGCAATATGCCTTCTGCACCCAATATCACGAATTCATCCACCGATAATCGGGCATATTACTCGCCCTCTTTGGATCTTGTTCACGTTCCGGAATTACGCTGGTTTGAAACGTCTGATTCATACTATCAAACCATGTTTCACGAACTAGTTCATTCAACAGGACACGATACAAGACTCAATCGCTTTTCGGATGAATCCTGCTATTTCGGCAACCTTGATTATTCCAAAGAGGAATTGGTTGCTGAACTTGGATCCTCTTTTCTAACCGTTATCTCCGGCTGTAATTGGAACCAGCGGAATTCCACTGCTTACATTGCAGGCTGGTCTAAAAAACTCCGTGACAATCAGAATTGGATTGTTTGGGCAGCAACCAGGGCAGAAAAGGCATCTAATCACATACTCAATATCAAAACAGAAGAAAGTACTTCTGTTGTTGCTTAATGAATCCCTCGCTGGTCAGCTTCTTCTTACATCCGTTGGAAGAAGCTGACTGCTTTTTTTGATCGCTTATCAAAGGAAATAGGTCTGTCCTTTTTTTCGGAAGGTTTACAATTTATCATTGTAGCATGAATTCCGGTTATATACGCCTTGGTGACGTACTTGATCAAATGGATCAAGTTAACCAGGATGGAAAGCCTGTACCTTTTCAAATCAAGTTTGTAACTGCAAATCGCAAGTTGGTTGAAGGTGGAGATCTTGTAGAATTGCCGGTTGCCCGTAAATGTGTTGGAAAACGTCAAGGAAAAGTCGTTTTTGATAATAGGAAAAAGAGTTCTTCCTTTTCCAATGATCAATCATCCAGGGATCCCAGACATTGGGTGAATTCAACTCGCAACCTACTTCTCCTTAATGGTCAGATCCGGAAAGTCCACATCCGGTTGATCGTTGAATTCAATAACCTTAAAGTCTGTTATTAATGAAAAAGAAGCCGGTTATCATCCACAATGATTTTGCCATCCTTCCAGGAGCAAAAGCAATCGCTACAAATAAAGTATCCGATGATGCAGCAAAAGCCGCTAAGGTTGTTCCCAAGGAAACTTCATCGCAACAATGGTCTGATTGGGGGGATGATAACCTTTTTCCACAAAATGTCCTGACTGACCTGGAAAAGAACTCAATTGCACTGAGAGCATTGGAGAAACGCAAAACGGTTCATTTTGGTCGTGGAATCCTTGCTTACAGGGAATCCGAAGCAATGGATCCACTTGGTAATCCCATTCGGGAAAAGGTGACAGATCCCGAAGTAGTGGAATTCTTCAAAGTAAACCGTGTCAACCTTCAATGGGTTGATCTTATTGGAAGCCTGGAGATGTTCGCAAATGGCTGGTTGGAATTCATTCTCAATAAAGGGCAGAATAAAATAAACAAAGTGTTCGCCAAAGATCCTGCTTACTGTCGGAATGGGAAAATGGATCCGAAAAAGCCCCGTATCCCTTTTCTTTTCTATTCCGCACAATGGGATGAAGGTACACCATCTGAAGATGAAGGCGCACTTGCTAAGATTCCCATGTTTGACCCTATGAAGTATGATGGAAATAAGTACAAGGATAAGAAATTTGCTTATCCTGTTTTTTACCGGTCATTCAATAAATCCTATTACCACCTTTCAGTTTGGAACGGACTGAGATCCGGAGGCTGGATGTATATTGCCAATATGGTTCCTGGTCTGAAAAAAGCAATTATGCAGAACCAAATGACCATCAAATACCATATTGAGATCCCTGACGATTACTTCACTAATCGCTATCCGACTCCGGATTGGACACTTGAACAACAAGAAGCTAAAAAGCTGGAAGTCCTCAATGATATGAATGACTTCCTTTCAGATGTTGAGAACTCCGGCAAATCATTCCTGACATTCACTTTCTATAACAAATTCAAACAGGAATATGTTTCAGGGTGGAAGATCAATGTCATCGACAATAAATTGAAAGACGATGCCTATTTGCCCGATTCTCAAGCTGCAAATTCAGAGATCCTTTTCGCTCTTGGAGTAGATCCCTGTCTGATAGGAGCCGGGATCCCTGGTGGCAAACTTGGCGCAGGAAGTGGCGCAGACAAAAGAGAAGCCTTTTGGATGTTGAACGCCGAAATGGGCGTTTACCGTCAAATCTCTCTTGAACCACTTTATTTCATTCGTGATTTCAATGGATGGGATGAAACCATCCAATTCGACTACGTTACCGTGGACACATCCCAAACGCAAGACAAACGCCCAAGTAAGACAGAAAAAAGAATTGACCAAAACCAAGAATAATGAACCTGATTACCGACATTTCCCAAGTCCGAGCAGCAAGTAGTATCAATGTTAGTAATACATTGGATGCTTGGCAACCATATCTCGATGAAGCTGAATTGACCTTCATTAAACCCTCGATTGGTTCTGCGCTATACGAGATCTTCCTAGAGGCTGTAAATGGATCAGCAGAACTTGTAGATCCTAACCTGAAAGCAATCAATTTGCTCCGCAAACCCCTTGCCCTGTATGCTCTTTGCCTTGGAATTGATGAATTCGCCGTTAGCGTATCCAATCAAGGTATTCAGGTGGTAGAAAATGACACCCACAAACCAGCACCACAATACAAGGTCCAAAATCTCAAAGAAACGTGGATGCGAAGGGCCCACACGCTTTTGGATCTAGTATTGGAACATTTGGAATCAAATGTTGCTGATTTCCCCTCGTTCTCTCCCCTAAATCCGGATCTATTTATCAAAACAGCCTCAGAATTCAACAATCACGTTGATATTAGATCTTCAAGACGGGTTTTCCTTGCGATTATACCGACTATTAGGTCGATTGAATCCAAATACGTCAAGCATACGCTTTCAAAAGCCTACTTTGATTCACTAAAACAAGCAGTTCAGGCTTCATCGGCTCTTTCCAAAGCCGATCAAACCATTATGAACCTCATTCAACCGGCACTTGCTCATTTAACAATGGCAAGGGCGCTTCAAGATATCTCAATTGATATTCTCGATTGGGGAATCTTTGCCAATGCAGCGAGTACATTCACCAACCTTCAGACAAAACAGATATCCAACAAAGAGAGGATATCTGTAATGATTGAAGCCAATCAGAAGGATGGTGAAGCTGAATTGAGAGAATTGCAAGAATATCTCGATACCAATGCAACGGCTGATAAATATTCGGAATACTTTAACTCAGATCGCTTTGTTGGTGCTTCAGCAGCAAAGACAAGAGTTGAATTTGAAAACAAAAAGACCAATTCAATCTTTGTTCCATAATATGACTCGTATGTTCTCCGATCCCTCTTTCTCGTTTGCAGATTTTTGTGGAAAATTAGCAGTTCTGTTGATCTCCTATTTTGCTCCCGTTAAAGATATTGTTCATGTCATGCTTATTTTTATCGCAATAGATTTTCTGTCCGGCTTGTGGGCAGCTAGAAAACGTGGAGAGAAGCTTCAATCAAGAAAATTCCGCAAAACCCTTACAAAGTTCCTTTGGTACACGGTTGCCTTAATCCTCTCCTTTATGATGGAGAAAACCTTCAACCTGTCGTGGTCAAACCTCTCAGGAATAGTCGGAGGATTCGTTTGCTTCATTGAACTCAAAAGTATCTTCGAGAATATCACACATATAACCGGTGAGCCTGTATTTATGAAAATTCTACACCTCATTCGAAAAATGGGTTCCAAAACGATTGATGGACTTGAAGATAATCATTCACATATTCATAAAAACAAACAAGATGGCTCTTATTGAAAAATTAATTCCTCATATCTTCCGGTGGG